TTTACTATATAGAGTATTATGTTTACGTTATCCTAGAGCAGTATTTAATGTAGACGCTGATGCTACTTTGGCTGCAATGATTATTAGTATGACATTACGTCAAGTATATGATACTAACTTATTACCATTTGTAAAGTTAATGGAAACAATGCCATGTTTTCAAAAAGTAATGAGCACAAGATCATTCGATAACTTTGATTTAGACAATCCTAACTGCCCTATTCCATTTCAAGTAGAAAAAAGTTCTGGTACAATTTTCTTTCCAAATAACATAATCATTGGTTGTGGTTCTGGAATTACGCATACTATTGGTTACAATTTATTCAATACCTTCCTTGACGAGATGAATGAGAAGGGTGTTGATACAGCTTTAGAATTATTAAATTCTGTAGATAATAGATTTAGTTCACGTTTCTCTGGTGTAGATTTAGTATTTCAATCAGTAGTATCTTCTGCTCGTACTACAAATAGTCCAATTGGTGAATATATTAAGCGTTTGCCCAAAGATGATCCAGCAATTAAAATATTAGCACCTAAATTATGGGAAGTAAAAACAGACCCTTCCTTTTTAGGTGATGGTTCAACATTTCCTGTAATGGTAGGTAATGGTAGTATTCCAAGTAAAATAATAACTGACCCTGGTGAATTAAAAGCTATTAAAGAAGGTAATTATAATCCTCCTACTGGTTGTGAGTTAATTCAAGTACCAACTGTATATAAAAGTAAATTTGAATTACAACTAGACCAATCTATTCAAGATATTGCTGGTATGACAACTAGTGATAATAATGCAGTATTTAGAGATACAACTAGACTTGAAGATCCTACTCTAACTTCTGAATTATATTTTGATGCTAATATACATGATAATGTTAATTTATTAGATTGTTTACCTAAAAATATTTTTGAACAAAATATTAATAATAGATGGCAATTTAAACGTGCTCCAAAAGCAGAAAGATTTTGTCATATTGACTTAGCAGGTGGTGGTTCTGGTGGGCAATGTGATGCTTCAGTATGTATACTACATAAAGAATGGCAACTCAATGAAACTACAAAAGAAAAAGAAACTATATATGTAGTAGATTTAATATTAGCTATTAATGCAAAAAATAAAATAGATATACGTGCTATTCAAAATTTATTAATTGACTTAGTTGTCGAAAAGAATATTAATATACATACTGTATCAGCTGACCAATGGAATAGTTTAATAATGTTACAAGCATTTGAAGCATCTGGTTGTTTTACTAAAGTAGAAAAGTTATCAGTAGATACTAAGCTTGAACCATATACAAATGCATCTACTTTAATTGAATTAGGACAAGTAAAAGTAGGTAATTGTCCTAAGCTAAAAAAAGAATTAGAAGCATTAATTTTGGATAAAAATAAAGTAACACGTACAACAGAATTAAAAGATATGGCAGATACACTGGTAGGTGCTATTTATAATGCACAGCTTGCTTATGAAAATATAGCACAATATCCATATATACAAAATGAGTCACAAGAATTTTCCTATGACTCATTGTTAGAAGAAGGCGAAAGCCTATTAGATTTTATTTAAGCAATTTATTAATCTTTTTAATCCAACCTTTATTAAATTCTATTACATTTATATCTGGTAAATTTTTTTCAATCAATTTAAACGCTGCTGCACTATGTGTAGCAATAATAATTTGTAGATTAGAGTTAGCTTTTGAAAATGCATAAAACCAATCAAAAAGTCCAAATTGCATATTTATTGCCATTGAATTTTCAGGTTCATCAGCAACTATAATTAAACCATCTTCATATTCTTCTTTAGTCCAATTTTCTAAATCATCAATTTCTTTTGCATTAAATTTATGATTTTCAGAAACGTGCTTTATAAAAAAATCATGATAACTTCTTCTGCCTTCACCTGAACTTTGAAATTTTGATAAAATAGCATCTCTTGTGCTACCTTGCATAAAATTTAAATCTACTTTTTCTTTATATTGATGTGGAGCGTATTCTATTAATTTAGATATTTTTCCTTCAATTTCAACACGATAATTACTAAGAATAGTACGTGAAGAATCTAATGATCTAAAATTTTGTCTATTTGTAAAATGAGTATCATATCCATTAAAAAGACAAATTGCTTGCAAAATAGATGATTTTCCACAAGTATTAGCACCTACTAATAGGTTTAAGCCAGGTTTAAAAGTTAATTTACGAATATCACAATTCCCAAATCTAGAATCTTGTGTTATTCTTTTTATTTTAATATTTTTAAGCATTCTATTTTCCTCTTCTAATATTTTTTATGAATTATAAAATTAAATTTCCAAATTGTAAAACAAAAAGACACTTTCTGTTTTAGTTATTTTTAATAAGTTCTATACTTATGTCGAAAATTTAAATTATTTTTACAAGACTAAAGAAGCATTAACGATAGGAATGTAAAATATGTTAAATAAAGACAATCGAATGTATATAATATTATTAAGTATATTTTTTATTTTTAATATAAATACAGTCGAGGCTAGAACAATCTATGCCAATTTGTTAAATAATCATGAGATTACAGCAAAATATGAGCATGGAGGTAAAGGATATCAAGCTATTGGCAAAGATAGTTATAAAGGATATTCGTACGGAAAATGGCAAATTTCTACAGAAAGAAGAAATAATAAGCCATCTACTTTTGATTTTTTCTTAAAATATCTTAAAGAAAAAGCTCCTGTATTTTATACAGAATTGCATAAAGCGGGAGGTCAAGAAAAAGCATTTTCTGGAGACGTTAATTTTAGAAAAACTTGGAAAAAGTTAGCTTTAAATAAAGATTTTCAACAAAGTTATGATAATTTTATATTCGATACTCAGGTTATACCAGTTTATACAAGATTAGATAACTCCGATAACATAAAATTAGATAGATTAACTACTTGGAGTTCTGAAAACAAAGCTATTCAAGCTGCAATAAAATCAACAATTATTCAACATGGTTCAAATGGAGCATTTAATATACTTTCAAAAATCATGTTAGATAAAAACGTAGAAAATAAAGATATATTTTTGAAAAAACTATATGAGTATCGAATATTTAGATTCCCTAGATATAAAAAAAGATATCTAGCAGAATATAATGATTTAAAAGATTATTTAAATTCTGAAAAATCTAAAATAGAAACGAAATATGCTAATTTACTTAAAATACCAACTTAAATTGGAGATATAATGCACATATTGTTGACATTTTTAAATGGATGTTGGTGGGGATTTTTACGTCGTTGGTATGGCGGATTATTTCCTGATGAACAATATAAAATCTTAGGCAATAGAGGTTTGCAAACAACTTTTATGTTATTGTCTCTATTTCCTGTTATCTACCAACAAACAGTATCCTTGTATTCGACATACTCTCAACTTTTTAATATAATATATGCTTCTTTAGTTACTGCATGGATACAATTCCAATTTTGGAGTAGAGGTCATGGAGGTACTTTCGCAGACATGGGAAGAACTATTAATCCAGATGTTTCGCGATATGACAGATGGTTTAAATGGCCATTAGATAAACTCTGGGATCTACTCTTATACCTAAAAGAAAACTATTCTTTCTTTAGTTGGTTATTACAGCGTTGGTCTGGAAGAAGATATGGTTATACATATGACATGCTATATCATACTATACGATATTCATTATGTATGGTTGTACCTTCCGTTGCTTTAAATAACTGGATATTTTTATTTATTGGTTTAATGTCTGCTCCGATATATGAATTAAACTTAAGATTTTACGAAAAGTATAAATTTAAATGGATGGAAATATCCTGGTTAAATAGAGCAAATAAATTAACTGAAATTGAATATGGATTTTTATTTGGATTCTGTATTCTATTATAATGTGTAAATAAAGTAGGAAGATGAGATGTTAAGGAGAATATTATTTTTATTTGGAATATTTTCCTTAACTCTTTTTATAGAATTTATACTATTAATATATTGGTTAATGAAAGAAGGGTAGTATGGCTAAATTAAAATTTTACTATGGTGTTATGGGTGCTGGAAAAACAACAGAATTAATTAAAACATATGATATTTACAAAAGAAAAGGCCTAGACCCAGTTGTAATTAAGCCAATGATTGATGATAGAGAAGGTTCACAAAAAGGTTGGGGTACTACTTCATCTAGATTAATAAAGAATCCAATTCCTGCTTACTATTTTGAAAACGCCAAAGATGAAATTTGGAAATTAGACTATGGAGTAATCTTAGTAGATGAAGCTCAATTTATTAGTCGTGAAGATATCTTATTTTTAACAGATATAGTTGAAAAACAAAAGATAGATGTTATTGCGTATGGTCTAAAAACAGACGTTAATGGTAATTTATTCAAAGGAGCTGCAGATTTGTTAGTATTTGCAGATGAAACCAAAGAATTAGAAACTATATGTGAAAATCCAAACTGTCAAAATAAAGCTTCTATGCATCTTAGATATATTGATGGTGAATTAGACAAATCTGGTAATTCAGTAGCTATAGAAAAAGGAAATATTACATATAAATCAGTCTGTAGACCATGTTGGAATAATGTTCGCAAAGAACGTTAAATAAGTTCTAAATATTATATAAAATTTTTACAATTACTTTTAGATAAATAAGCACATGTTAAGACAATTACGTGAAATTCAGAGTCTTCAAGATCCTGTAAAACAATCACAAGTAGAATTTATAATTTCAGAAACACCTGGTTTATTACTTGCTAAATTAACACAAAAAGTTGCTGGTACTATTTCAGGTAATACTAAAGTTGCAACAGCAAACGAATTGCGTTTACGTTGTACATCTTTTTCATATCCAAGTCCAAAAATAGGACAAACTGAATTAATTATTGGTGGTCACCGCCGTAGACTCGGTACTATTCAAAATAAATCTGGTGTATGGAGATGTAAAGTAACAGAAGATTTTGAAGGTGGTGTATTAAATATTATTCAAGCGTGGTGTGATTTAATTCATTCAAATATGCTTGGTACTAGACTACCTTCTGTTCTTTATCGTGGAACAGCACAAGTAATTTTAGGTGGCAACAATGGTGGTGGAAAAGTAAAAGGCGAAAAATTAGCAAAAAGAACTATTTGGTTAAAAGGTTTCTATCCTATTTCTTATAAAGTAAATGATATTAATCCAAACAGTTCTGATCCAGTCGATGTAGATATAGAATTTAACTATGATTATTATTCAGATAATAGTTATAGTTTATTGTCAATGTTAGGATAATTATATGAGTTTACGCTTTCAATCTGCTTTAAATATTGAAAATTTACCAGATGAACAAATTGATAACCAATTTGAAGTAATTATGCCTACATTAAATTTAGAGCATAGACATGAAGGTAGCGGCTGGTTTACTAAATTAACGTCAGCCGTTATCAATTCAATTAATGAATATACTCCTATTGTAGAAGAAATTGTATTTGGTGTTAGAAATTTTAAAACAAATACAAGACGTGTTCGTACCGGCTGGTGCAATGTTCCAGAAGATATCCAAAATTATCAAGACGTTTCCATTACTATGTTTTGCTCAGCCGGTATGTTAACTCAATATTATCTTGCTGCATGGAAAGCACTAATCTTTAATGAAGAAGGTGAATATTATAATCCAATGCAAGATTATAAAAAAAATATTGAAGTATACTTTTTTGGTCCAGGTAATATTGGAACAGTCGTTCCTCCGATTGCACATTTTACTTTAAAAGGCTGTTTTCCATATACTCAAGACCCTTTTAAATTAAGTTATAAAGATAATCCACAACGTTTACGTATTACTGCTAACTTTAAAGTTGATAAAATCGTTGTTGATAATAGCCTTAAATCAAGTTCTATAAAACAAGAATTACTAACATCTCCAACACAATTGTTGAATACTGCTTTCACAAAAGCTACTTCTCTTGTAACAAAGACAATTGGATTGACAGATTACTCTGGAGTAAGAGACTATTCTGTTAAAGATGTATATGGTATTCCTGATGAAAATGATGGTGCATAAAAAAGGAGAAACAGATGGCACATGAATATTATGCAGTAGATTTACCTGGTAAGATGCTCTATGAAAAAGAGTTTAGTATCAGTAATCGAAGAATTACACCTATTGAACAAAAATATATTTTATCTCTTAGTCAAAAACAACAAAAATCAAACAAAGACTATATAGATTTTATTAAAAAACTCGTTCAGTTTGATAATCCTGAAATGACTTTTGAACAATTATATTGGTTTGATGTTCAATATTTACTTTATCGTATTCGTTTTACTACTTATGAAAAATATCCAATTAAACTAACATTTACTTGTGATGGATATGATAAAGAAAACGATAAAGCTTGTAAAGAAAAAATTACATTACCTCTTGAAATGGGTGATTTAATTATTAATACTCCAGATGATTTACCTGAATTAATAGATCATATTAATTTACAACAATTAGGTGAAACAAAAATTAGAAATAAAATAATGCAAGATGATATAGATATTGATGCATTTGTTAAATCTCGTCATTTAGATGACAAAGACCCTCAAATGAGACTCTTGCTTTTAGACTTGTGTTTAATTTCTAATGGACGTTCACTTGCTGAAATGTATGCTTTAGCAGAAGATGGTACTATTACTGCCGAAGATATTTTTCAAGTTGAAGATTGGTTTAGAAATAACATCTGGGGCGTAAAAGAAGAAATGCTCGTAAAATGTCCTAAATGCGGAAAGGAGGAATCTAGAGCTTATATGTTAGCTTTAGAGGACTTTTTTTCCATCGTTTGATTTGAATGATATTCTTGAACGAGAATGGTGGTTAATGAATCAGCTAAAACTCGGTTATCAAGATATTCAAACAATGCCTTGGGAATATGTAGAGTGGTTTTATAATAGACACACTCAATATCTAATTGATTTAGAAAAAGAAAGAAATGAAGCGCAAAATAAGTTTGGATAGTTGATAAAATGGCTGATATAGCGTTACCAAAAAGTGATAATACAAAATTAGATAAAATCATAAATTTATTAGAAGATGTTAAGAAGGGCTTAGCATCTTCTACATCTACTTTTGCTTCTTCAAGAAAAGGAAGAAACGCTGAACAAATCATAGAATCAGAAAAAGTAGCTCGACAAGAATTAATTACACAAAGAGAAGAAGCAAGACTTCGTACTCAATTAATCAAACTAACACGTGAAGAACTACGTTTAAGACAAGATAATCTTCGTCATGCAGAAGAAGAAAAACGGATACAAGAAAAAGAAAGACAAAGACAAGAAGAAGAAAAGAAAAGGTATGAAGAATCTTATAAAGAAAGTAATATCTATAAATCAGCACAATCTGTAAAAAATGCTCCTTCTAGTGCTTTAACTAGTATTGGTATTTCTGCAGCAACAGGTGGTATAATAAATCCAGTTATTGCTCAAGCATTACAATTAGATAAAGTTGTCAACGCTGCTTTAATGGGTTTAGGTAAATCTATGACCAGAACAGAACGCGATAGTTCTGCAATTAATAACTTAGATAAAAATAAAATTCCTGATAAATTAGATAAAATCCAAGATAGCTTAGATACTATGTCTGGTAAAAACACAGGAGAACCAGAAGAAAAGAAATCAAATAAAGGTTTTCTTGGTAAAATATTAGGCACATTAGGAGGTTTAGTAAGTTCGGTTGTACCTAGTTTGCTTACTTTATTACCTGGTGCAGTAATGTTATTATTTCCAAAAATAAGTAATCTTGTAGAAAAAACACTAAATAATATGTTATCTGGCATCGGTATGTCAGAAGGTACTGCAAGTACCGCCGCAGCTTTAATTACTGACTTTTTACCGGGTGCATTAATTGGTATGAAATTTGGTGGGTTTACTGGTGCTATTATAGGTGGTATCGTAACATTAATTGCAAATAATATTGATACAATAGTAAAATGGTTTAATGATTTCGTAGATACTTTAGGCTCAAGTGGTGTTCTTCAAGGACTTGGTGGTGCTTTTAAAGGTATGTTTGATATCGTTTATGGCATTGGTGAATTTTTTGGTAGTGTAGTAGCCGGATTGGTAAACACGATAAGTGAGGCCGCTGAATTTGTAATGGGAATACCTGGTATGACTAAACGCTTATGGGATAATACCAAAAAGTTTGCTTCAGAAACTTGGGATTCTACTAAAAAATTAGCAAGTGATACATGGGCAGCAACTAAAAGCTTAGCCTCTGCTAGTTGGGATTTAACAACCAAAACTTTTTCTGATGTTGGTACAGTTATTCAAAATAGAGCTACTCAAGTTTGGGGTGAAATAAAAGAATTTGCCAAAGACCCTTGGACATATACAAAAAACTTAGCTAAAAATACATGGGATTCAATATCTACTGCAGCAACTAGTATTTGGACAGATATTAAAGATTGGATTAAAGATAAATTCGGTAAAGCTATTCAAGGTTTTAAAGAATTCTGTGAAGATCCATTAGGTTTTGTTAAAAAGAAAGCGGTTGCTGTCGGTGAAGCAGTTAGTGAAAAAGTAGAAGCAGCCGGTAATTATATATTAGAAAAAGGTACTCAAGTAAAAGATACTGCAAAAGAAATTGGAAACAATGTAATAAATTGGTTTAAAGATAAATTAGGAATCGCCGAAGGTGATCCTACTGGTGTAGCAGCAAATCCAGATTTTGGAGGAGTACCATTAAATTCTAATTTGGTTAGTATGAATGGTCCAATTCCACAATCTGTATTAAATAATTTACATGATACTCATGATACAGTTCTTGATCCTTTACAATCTGCTTTAAATTCTGAATTTGGTTCAGGCCAATATAATGTAAAAGTTACATCATCATACAGAAGTCCGGCTTATAACAGAAAAGTAGGTGGTGCAACTAATTCTCGTCATTTAACAGGTACAGCAATGGATATTCAGGTGCCTGGTTTATCTAATGATAAAATTATAGGAGTACTTAATAAATATAATATTCCATTTGGAAGAGCTATTGCAGAAAAAAATGGTCGTACATCTTGGGTACATTTAGAATATTCAAAAGGTCAAACACAACGTGGTGTCGTAGCTAGTATGACAAACGGTGGAAGTTATAAATTAGAAACAAATGGAATTGCTTCATTAGATGGTCAAAATAGCATACAACTAGCAATGGGTAGTGGAAATACTATGACTTCTACTGAGCCTGAATCTAGCTCAGTTGTTGGTACAGATATGAGTTATTCTTCAGGTGGACAATCTGAAACACCGATTGTATATAATAACAATGTTTATCAAATGGAAAAATCTGTTTATCCGGTTGGTGATTCAGCAAGAACATTATTATTTACAACTTAAAAACAAAATCTGTTTTACATTTGAGTTTTTTTATACTATAATGAATATATAGTGAATAAAAAAGGAGAACTGAAATGAAAAAACTTAATATTATATTGCTTTTGGTATTTGTTTTAACAGGTTGTAGTACAACAAGAATCTATCAAGAACCAAGTTCTAAATGTAAGTATGAGGTTACTGGTTTATCATGTAAAAATGAAATGATTTATCAACCAGAAAACGCTTTTGGTCAAAAAGTTAAAAAGAATCATACTATGTTTTGGTTTACGGATCAAGAACTTTGTGAGGAAATGGTAAAAGATCCAAAAAACCGTGAATTATTTAGTACTTATGGTGAAATGCCAGCAGTAGATTGTGGAAATAGTAGAAATATGACCAATTTCTATGTATATTCCGATGGTGAAAGAGATGGGGAATTTTATTATATCATTACTTCACCGCTAATGGTAAAATATGCAGAAAGAGATCATGAACACCCATATGGATATGAAGAAGCGTTTAAAGCTGTATTTACTTCAAAAGCCGCGTTACAACTATTTCAACATTCATATAAGGATCATGTAACAACATTGTATGGATATTCTTTAAACCATGCAGAAAGAACAAGAGTTAAGAGGTTTGATTAATAAATGGCTAATCCTTTAGTTTGGAATACTGCCGCAGAACGCGGAAATAAAGTAGCAAGTATAGGTACATCTGCTCTATATAATGATTCCGTGTCTTCAAATAGAGGTGTTAAATATCATAAGTCTTTAGATTTCTCTAACGTTGGTATTCCACTTGATGGAGACACGGCTGGAAATGGCGGAGCTTTTAGACAATACCATCAAACTAGAATCTATATAAATAATTTTTCAGGAATGTATAGACATGGTTCAAAATCTCCTGATAATACAGATACATATTTAATTTCTGCAAACTTGCCTGAGAATATTGGTTATTCTTTTGGTTCAAAATGGTCGGCTCCACTTAGCTCCTTTGGTGGAGCTAAAACCAATTTACTTATGCAAGTAGTCGGTTCAAAATGGGAAATCAATTCAGGTATTAACCGTGTAGCAACAATGAAAATTTGGGATGGAACAGAACCTCTTTCATTAAGTTTGAGAATTCCGGTTATTGATGACGGTTATGGAACTGATAATAATCAAACTGGTTTAAGAACCAATTTAGTAGAAGCTTTAGAATTTCTTGGCTCATTATCTTTGCCAAGTGAAGCAGGTAGATTTGGATTTTATACACCACCTCCTTCACCATTAAATCTAAGCATTAAGTATAAAAATATTTTTAGAGAAGGTGATAAACCTCAAGGTGCTGTAGATAAAACAATAGATTTACATCCTACTACTGCTAGAATCATGCTTCAATTAGGTGGTATTTTATTAATTGATAATTGTATAATTGAAAGTGTACGAGTTGATTATCCTAATACCAAAACTATGATTAGACATAGTTATAAAAATATTTCAGAAATAGGTATGGGTGGTACTGATTATTTAACTCCATTATTAGCTTTTGTTACTATAAATATTACTACTATTGAAGCACTTACTGCAGACCATTTCAGTAAAATGCTTTGGTTAAAGCCAAACCAAGAATCTGGTAAAATGACTGCAGATTTTGCCGAATTACAAGATAAGGGAGGCTCAGCTATAGAAGGTCTTATGAGTGGAATGAGTAACATGTTTGGTAAATAGGATAACATCTCATGGCAAATGATATAAATTTTGATTCTTTTTTTGATGAAAAAATAACAGATAATAATGGTATACCAAGTACTGATATTAACGCTGGATTAAACAACTTACATAAATATTTTAATGAAGTTGCTAATAATTTATACCCTATACAAAATTATCTTGTTGCTGAACATGAAGAAGGTTATCCTGATTTAGTAGCTAAAAATTCAATGTTAGGTGCTGCACAATATTGGTGGTGGCTTTTATTATTAAATAGATTAGATGATCCATTTGAAGATATAAAAGAAAATTTTGTATATTCTATTAATTCGCATGAGCAAATCAATAATATTATTGAAGGCTCTAATAATGCGAATGATAACGAAGACAATTCTAGAATTGGTACAGTAATTGAGTTAAACTAATATGATTATACAGGATATTTATGATTTAGAAATATTTATAGATGATTTAAACATCTTTGATACTTCTGCTGCTTCATTTGTAAGAGCAGATATCTTTGAATCTATCTCTAATCCCATTCCTACTTGTAATCTTGAAGTATTTTTACCCATTGACTTTATAGATAAACGTTCAATAGTAGATGGCACTTTAATTAAATTTCATATTAGTTCAAAAACATTAAAATTAGATGAAGAATATAAATTTAGACTTTTTAATATTAAAGAATTAGAATTACAACATAAATATATGCATGTTATTTTAGAAGGAGTAATTGATTTTTATAATGGATACTCTAGTGCCAATAAATATAATATGTATGCTACAACATCTAATGTTTTTCAAAAAATTGCTTCCGATTATAATTTAACAAGTGATATAGATAGCACAAACGATGCTCAATTATGGGTAGCAGGTCAAAATACAATTTACCAATATATGAATATTTTAGCTCAAAAAGGCTGGATAAATGAAACATCTGGAATGTTTTGGTGTTTTGATCGCCAAAAACGTTTACTTTATAAAAATTTAACAACTTTATTTAGAGAACGTCAAGAAAAAATTTATACTTTTGTTCAAACTCCTACTCCAAATTTACAAAATAAAGAGTTTGGATATACTTTTGCTAAAGCTTCTTTACAATCTGGTACTAATAATTTGAGAAATGAAGGTTATGGTGGCACAGATTATTATTTTGATTTACTAACATATGGTCCAAAAGAAGCTTTTTCTAAAAAAGTAGTAGCTGAAAGTAAAATAATTAATATTTCTAAAGAATTATCACAAGGTTTAGATGAAGAATTTTTACCTTTTGACGTTGGTAATTTTAATCCAAATTATTACAACGCTATAAAGCAAAATAGAAGAATTTTATCAACATATTCTTCATATGTTACATTAGAAAGTCAGTTCTTTCAACCATATAGACTTGCACAAATTGTAAATTTAAGTTTAATAGATGCACAATATCAAGATGCACAAGTAAAAGCGTTAAGTGGTACTTATATGATAGATGCTATTCATTTAGATATTAGCTTAAAAGCCATTACAAGCATGGTAGAAATCGTAATGCAAGGTCTAAATGGTAAAGCTTTAACTAGAGAGGTATACTAATAAATGAGAAATTTTTTTACAAATAAAAATACCTTTCAAAATCCTCTGTTTATAGGTACAGTAGAGGATAATAATGATCCTACTCAAAATTATAGAGTAAAAGTACGTATTGATAAGCTACACAATGAATTAATTACTACCGAACAACTACCTTGGGCAGCAAGAGTTGATACGGCTTTCATGGGAATGAGTGATACAGCTGATTTAAATCATAAAATACCAGAAGTTGGATCCAAAGTACTCTTACTAGCAGTAGGTGATGATGTTAATTCTCTTTTGTATTTAGGTAGCTTATATAAGAAAACTCCACAAACACCTGCTGCAGAAGATTACTTAAATACATATGGTATATATAGACCAAATGGTCAATTTATTGGTATAGATAAAATTAAAAAATTATTTCAAATGTTATTTGATGGTGATATCAACATTGATTTAATTAAAGAAATGACAATTAATGTTTCAAATAGTGTAAAAATAACTTGTCAAAATGCTAATATAAAAGCAACTCAAGTTACAATAGATGCTCCTACTACAGATATGACAGGTAACTTAAATGTAAAAGGTAATATAAAATCTATGCAAGAAGTATCTGCTATGGGAGGAGCTGTAAATTTAAGTACACATACTCATATTTATTCACCTGGTCCTGGTGGTCCTACTCCTACTGCACCTGGTCAAGGTTAATATAATTCAATATTTTCCTTTAGTATTTATGATAATAAGTTCTAATAAACAGTAATCAAACATTGTTTTATTTGTGATATATTATAAATGAGTACTTATACCGATTTAAATCCATCTTTTCGTACAAGTATAAAAGAAAATAATAGTCTTAATTATGACTTAAACTCAGTAAAAAAAGCATTATTGAGGTTATTTAGTACTGGAAAAGGCGAAGTTCCATTTAATAGAAACTATGGAACATCTTTAAAAACATTACTTTTTGAAAATAACTTACATCCAAGTGATGTAATAATGTTTTTATATATGGATATCACGGATTGGGAACCACGTGTTACATTAAGTCCTGCTGATATAAATATCATAAGAGTAGATAATCATTCATATAAAGTTTCCTGTAATTTTAGAGTTCCTGGCTTAAACAATGTTTCTAGCGGTGTAGAATCAATAATATCGAGATAAATAAATGAAATTAGATAATATTATATATGATGTAGATAGCTTAGCGGCTGCAATTAAAGAGCAATGGAATACAGAAAGTGATACTTTTAAAGCTCTTTTTCCTTCAGATACTGCTACCTTTTTAGTAAATGGTTTTGCAGCATATGGAGCAATGTTACAATACATGCTTGTATCTGCTATGGCAAACTGCTATACTGAAACAGCTTTCTCAGAAGCTGCTATTTATCAATTAGCAAACACACTCGGTAATGATTTACATGGAAACAATTCCGCTCAAGTAAAAGTAAAATTAACTAAACAGAATTTTAAAGGTATTAATACTATAATTCCAGCTGAAACTTTATTTGAGATTCAAGGTAAAAAATTCTTCAATAGCAGTGCAATTATCATTCCAGCAAATAATGAAGTTGTATCTGATATTATTTTAACACAAGGTGAAGTTTTAGAATCAAACCATATTTCTTCAGGCATACCTAATGAAAAATTTTATTTTGCTTCTGATTTTAAAGCAAATAATAATATGGTACGTGTTTTTGTAAATGGTCAAGAATGGGAAGTAACAGATTCATTTATTCCTTATGATAAAAATTACGTATTAGATTCTAGTGCGTTAAATGTAGTAGTGTTAAAAACCGATCCTGATGGTCAATCTTATATTAAAGTAGGTGATAACCAATTAGGTAATATGCCTAGTGCTGATAGTAATATTCAAATTCGCTATGTATCAAATGATGGTACAAACGGAAATATGTCAGAAACTGATTTAGAAGGCACTTTATTAACTTCTTTAGTTTATACAGATAATTTTGGAAATCAAGATACATTAAAATTAGAAGTTTTAACTACTTCAACTGCTTATGGCGGTTTTGGTAAACAATCTTTAGAAATCCTTCGTCAAACTTCACCATATGTATTTGCTTCTGGTCATAGAGCAATTAGAAGACAAGATTATAACGCTTTATTACAAAATAAATGTGGATATTTAACTTCTTCTGTATGGGGTGAATATGAAGAAGCTAATAAAGTAGGTGCCTATGATTCAATTATGATGAATATGGTATATTATACTGGTTTAAAATCATTTGAAACATATCCATATTTTGAAATAGGTAATATTTCTGATCCTACTCATTTTGAAAGTGCATTATATAGTTCACGTGGTTTTTGGGGATCATATAATATTCGTATCCAAAACTTAAAAAACACTGTTTCACCAATAGTATTTCAAGATTCTGGTGCAAAAGGTCAATTATTCATTAATAATAATGCTATTGATCCTAGAGACAGTATTTTACCAGACTGGATTAATTCTATGCAAGAAGGTTTTGAAGCTGTTCTTCCAATGAATTACATTGTAAATCCAGGTAAATTATACAGTGTAAATGATGAATTATATGTAAATAATACTAATAATGAAATTACTCTTCGTATTAAAGAGATAGGTACAGGTGGCGAAGTTAAGAAAATAGAGTTATTAAAACGTACTGCTTCTCAACAATGGACTCCACAATCCACATCAGAAAGTGATCCAGATTTAGAAGGTGGAAGTAATCCTGTTCTTCCTGGTTTTAGTGGAGAATTGGCAGGTGAAACACCATTGTTAAATGATAGTGCTGCTTTCAGTACTTCACGCTTAGCTGGTTCTTCTACAGGTACTGGTTTACAAATCTATCTTAATTTTGAAAGAATATATTATTCAAATTTAATTACAACAAATGATGATAGAGGCGATGAAGCAGCTCCTGACCAAGATGAAAACTATAAAATTTTAAGTGCTAGATCTGATAAACCAAATGGTGATACAGCATTTTATGAAAGTTTATATACACCGACTTTATTGAATCCGGTACAAATTATTTTAACATATGAAGATACAGTTAAATCAATCGTTGGTATTAAATTCAAAGCTACTAACCCAGCAAATGGTCCTTTCCCTGGTACTGTTGCAATGTTCGGTACAAACGAATATCCTATGCCAAGTTTAGAAAACATCAGAAACAGTAAAGATTGGGATTGTTTAATAAATCGTACTTATTTAAGTACTCCTTGGAATAACAATAATGATAACTGGACAGATTGGATTCCTACAAATTGTTTTAAACAAACTATGGATTTATCTGGTAAGCCAGAATTTGAAAAATACAAATACTATGTAATTGAATTCTATTCATGTGAAAATACAGATTTACATGCAGAACCACATGTTACAATAGATACTATTAAAATGATGTACTCTGAAGATAGTTCTGTAATTTACTATGAAGATAATGGTAAATTAAATATTAATTTACCAACTGCTGGTAGTCCTGGTCCAGAAAGTCCAGATGGCTATTTAACAAATGCTTTAATAAATTCAGCAGATTATCCATTATATTCTTATGAAATAAAATTAGATGGTATTACTAGTGCAAATGGTTATAGAAATGGAAACGTATTAGCATATGTATTTAAAAACGAAGAAACTAATACTGAATTGCCATTTCTTATAAATGTAATAAATGTAGATAATGGTACATATACTATTACTTTAAATGGTAACTCAGTTTTAACTGGTACAGAATATATTAAATCAAATGCTCCTATTCCATTAGCTGATAATCCTGTATATAATGCATATTTTGTACCAGAAACAGGAACAGTTCCTCTTGGAAATGGTGGTTCAGGTTATAGACCAAATGATATTGTTGCTTTAAATGGCACAAATGGTGAATTAAAAGTTCGTATTGCTACAGTTAATTCTGAAGGAACAGCCTTATCAGTTGTCTGGAACAAATCTATGACTATTGGTAAAAACTATGGTCCTACAGACGGTTCTGAATCAAAAAGATATGAAACTACTTTAGTTGAAAGTTTAGAAAATTCATCTGGTTCCGGTTTAGTTTTAGATATTAATACAACTTTATTATCAGGTGCGAATGGAGTACCTGGTACAAATGGTACTGTATCTATTTCAAGTATAAATAATTTACAAGTACAAGCTAATTTTGTTGGAAACAGAATAGACAGTCAAGATATTAATTATTTAGATCAACCTATTATAAATGAATTCAACCACTTTACAACATTTTTAGAATTTAAACAACCTGAAATCACACAAGTTGGAATCTCTGCTGTTGTATCATTAGATATAAATGCTTCTATTACAAGCGGTACAATTATTCAAAATATTAAAAATAATATTTTAAAATTATTTGAAATAACACCAGATTATATTGGAAAAGGATTAAAAATTTCAGATATTTATGCTGCTATTAAAAATACACCAAATGTAAAATGGTGTAAAGTTACTTCTCCAACTGATAACATTGATATTCCAAATAATAATATTATGATTTCATCTTTCATAAATATAACAGAAACAGTTGAAGAGTTTAAATAATGACAAATTCTGTAACAAATGAAATAAATAAAATTAAAGGAATTGGTGATATTGTTATTTCACCAATTGGTATGACTTCATTGTTATTTAATAATGGAATTATTCAATCTAAGACTAGATACTCAATCACAGATGGATATATTAATGTATTAGATACAGTAGAAGGTACCTTATGTTTATATCAGCATACAGATACTTGTCAGTATTATGAATATAATATATCTTTAAAAAAACCAGGTACTAAAATAGAAGGTTTTGATAAATTTAATAACAAATTAAAAGAGTTAGATTCTAAAACTTTAATCGTATTTGTAAACGGTTATAAGTTATTACCAAATGAATTTACAATAAATAGTGATTATTCTTCTATTACTATACACTCTATGTATCCTTCTGAACAAACAAGTACAGTAATTATATATGTTTCAGAAGCAATTTTATATAAAGATCAAGTGGTAAAAGATCCTACTTGGAATCAAACTACTCATAGTTTTGATTTAAATGATTATACTCATTTACGTTATATGTTTTTTATAAATGGACAACTTATAACCCATGATAAAATCATAAAAACAGGTGATATTGTTACATTAAATGTGGCTATACGTGAAGGAATAGATATTGTAGATTATTATCGTTTAAGTGATGATACAAAAAACTTATTATTTGCAGAACAACCTGGATATTTTTCTTATGGTCCTTATGATGATTATGATTTACCAGTGCCAGATGCTTATGATACTATAGTTACATTTACTAAAATTGCTAGATTGGCAGTTGATGACTTACGTCCAGGATTTTTTATAAAAGAAGAAAATGGTGATGGTTGTTTAATGATTACTGATAATAATTATGAAACAACTTCAGTAAAAGCAATTAGCATATATCCATTTAAAAAACAAATGTATGCTAAAGAAGAATATTTTTTACAAGTACCGAATGCTAGATCTATTTTACATTATATTTCAGAATTTGATTTACAAGGTACTTTATTCCCTGAATTGTTAGGTATTTTTCAAAAACTTTTATTAAATGAAACATATGATAGTTTACAGCGTTTAAAAAACATTCGTAGTATAAATAAAGTAGATTCTTCAAATATTAATGCTTTAATTAATTTTTTAGGTTTAAACATTAAAATTACTAACCTAACTCTTGAAAAGAAACATGCATTACTTGAAGAATTAACAAATTTCTATAAAGTTGTAGGTACAAGAGAATCATATAATTTTTATAATTTTTCGAATGATAATTCTCATATTATTAAAATGGAACAGTTATTTACTCCAATTGAGGATTTAAATGCTGATAAAGATCCAATTAGAAGATATGTTACTTTCAGAACAGCTGAAGAACTAGGAGCGGTTTATCATCGTGAATATGTATATCCAGTAACTGATTATGGTTATGTAGGAGTAATTGCAAATCCAATAGATTCTTTGTCAAATACTCCAAACAATCCAGGAGTTTTAGAAGATCCTAATAGGCCTATTATTTTACATCCTACTCGCCATGTTTATATAACCAATGAACAAGGCGAAAATGTACTTGTTGAAAAACCAGTAGAAATGAATCAATATGTTGTTGAACCTACACCTGGTCCAAATAAACCTACTATAGATTATGGACTAGTTACTACAGAAAAAGTAGAAAACACATATGATTATGGATTAGTTACTGATGAAATCAAAGGTAAATGGATTGAATGGTATGAATGGAATAGACCTACAAATTGGTATCCAACAAACCACGTAAATGTTGCAGTCCAAGTTCCAGCAGAAGTAGATTATGATACATTCATGAAAGAATTTAAAAATGCTTTCTATGATATAGCATCTACTGTTGTATATATACATAGTATCATCGAAGTATATACTTTTGGTAATGAAAATCCAGGTACTGGTGGTGGCGGTGCTGGTGGAACTTATGGTAGTAACGGTACAGTAGAATACTCCATTCTTTCTACTCCTCTTTACCATGATATTACGTATAGTTTTACTAATGATCCACATCGCCAAGCAGATATTCCTGTTTTGGCATAGGGAATACATTAAATCAAGTAATCATTAGGTTTTTTAAGTTCTATAACAATAGAATAATTCCAGCATAAAATCATATTATAAATACTTTTTTAGGAATAATAATGTTAGTTTCACGTAATCAATTAATTTCTTATGACATTGCAGATGATTTATTTTTTGCAAGACGTACAGGAGAAGGTTCCCCTATTAGTCGTAACCAATTTTTCATTACTAACCCAGCTCGTTTAGCTCCGGGTTTATATTGTGCAATTGGAAATGATGAAGATGGTTGGGAATTAGAGCAATATAATGGTGTAAACTGGGCAATTGTGCAACCAGATCCTAGCTATAGTTTGGTTATTACAAATGAAGGTTTAGCTGCTTTAACTAATGTTGCGCGAGGTGGAATTCAATTATACTTCAGTGGTATTAAAATTATTAATAATACTGTTTTACATCCTAACATTCCATTGATTAACTGGACAGATACTAACTTATTACAAGCAGGTGAAGTTGTATTTTCAGTAGGTACTATTGGATCACCTAATTTAAAAGATGATACAACTGGAGATCCATTACTTCCTCATGTATTAAAATGGCGTTTCAATTCTACTTCTGGTGGTTTACAGTACATTGTTGAATTACCTCCAGAAGGTTTAGGAGCTATCTCAGATAACGGTAAAGAAGAATGGAATATTGGTGCAATCGGTTTATACGTAAAAGATCCATCAAATAATACTTCTGATATATTATTTGGTATTGCTTCTTTACCGTCAGTTGTTAAAAAATATAGTACAACTGTTGATAGAGTTGGTAATACAATTAAATTATACTTTAATACAGTATTAACTAACTTAGGTTTTGTATCTAATTTACAAGTAATGTCTGAAGGTGAACAAAATATACCTGAAGTTCCTAATGAATCTTTATTGTTATATCCAAACGATCCTAGAAAACGTCCATATAACTGTTATGTAGTAGATAGTTTATATGGTACTGGAATTCCAGCATTGGCTGTTCCACGTAATGCAAATATTACTGTAACAGAAACACAAAATGGTGAATTACAATACGCATATAATCAAGATATAGATTGGGCTTTCTTCCAACCTACAGATAATTTTATTAATGCTGATCCAAGTCAATTCACAAACCGTGTAAGTAATTATATGTTTGTATATTGGAATGCAACATTAGAAAAATATGATTTAGCTGAAGGTAAAACATACGAAGAGCAAGGTAATAATGCATTAATGCCTATCGGTATTCGAATCGGTAATAGTGTTGTCTTTTCTGGTGAAATTGTAAACAAAAGCATTTCTTATCAATATACTGTTTCTTTAGCAAACGGTGGTGCAGATTATGCAGTTGGTGATGAATTATTAATTTTAGCTGCTGATGGTTTAACATTCAAAATAAGAATTGTAGCCATTGATCAAAATGGTACAATTACTGAATTTGCATTTTTAGGTCCTTCAGTAGGTAACGTAAGTATTCCAAGTAATCCTACTATTTTACCAGCCATATATGATCCACGTTCTCAATTACCTCGTTATGGTAACGGTGCTAGATTTACAGTATCACAACTTGAACAACCTACATATAGATGGCAGTTTCCTGCAAATTGGTTAAATAAACCTGTTTATTGTGGTGATGATGCAAATGCTGGTAAACCAGTATTAGAAAAAAATGATTCATTCTTAGGTTGGGTAACTAGTACAAATAGTATTCGTTTAGCTTTGGATTTAAGAAATGAAGCAAGTCAAGAAGTATATGGTACCACAAGATATGCTACAAACGAAGAAGTAAAAGAAGTAGTTACTCATGTAAATGCTAGTGAACAAACAGCTGTTATGCCTTCAACATTAAAAGCAAATTATTTACAAACTTCATTACCATTAAATCAAAATCAAACAGGTAGTAGTTTAGCAAATCCAATTAATGTTGAATCATATGTTCGTTTTGATAAAGTAGTTCTTGGTAAAAATACAGTGGCTCCATATAACAGCACTAGTAAGAACCCATATGTTACAGATGATGATATTTCTTTTTATGGTATGGCGTTTAGAGCATGGTGGGCCGACCTTGCGGAATTTTATGAAGCAGACCAATTCTACGAACCAGGTACCTTAATTACTATGGGTAAAGGATTAAAAGAAATTTCTATTGCTACAGATGAATGTAATGGTATTATTTCAACAAATCCTGGTTATCAATTAGGTGAAAAGAAATCAGATTTACATTTACCTGTTGCTTTGGTTGGACGTGTTCCAGTGTTATTTGATGGACACTGTATGCCTAAATTTGGTGATAGAATTTATTTATCTAAAATTAAAAAAGGTTGCGCATCTACTGTTGAAAATGGAAGATGTTTAGGAAAAATTATTGCAAAAAGTTTTGGTACATCTAAATTAATTGAATGTGCTGTAAGAATAGATTTTTAAAGGAAAATAAATAATGGCAAGCTTTGTAGAAACTACAGCGATTTCTTTAAGAAAAGGCGATACTACTGCAAATATGAATTTCACAGGTATACTAGGTGAAATTACTGCAGATTTGGGATATACTTCTTCTGGAGGTGCCCAAGGTACAGATATTAATACAACACTTAGATTACATAATGGTGTAACTAAAGGTGGTATTCCAATGTGTCGTGCTGATACAAGAAATATCACATCACAAGTACTTGCCGAAAATCGTCCTTTGTTCGGTGATAAAAACTTAGCTTATGCAGATTTAAGCAATATTGAAAAATTAACAGATGCTCCTACAATAGAAAGAGTAGTTACTGTATTGACTGAATATGGATTAAATTCAGTTGATAATATGAATGAAACATTAAAACAATATGCTTTAGCTGATATGTCAAACGTTTTGACAAATACTCTTGCAAATAATCGTGGTACTGGCAAAAATGGTAATCTTGCATATGCAGATACTACAAATATAAATACTGCAGATTTAGTTGATATTACAAAACACAATGGAACAAATGGAAATGGTGCTTTAGCTTATGCTGATATGGCAAATGTTGATACAACTAATCTTACAGAAAGTGTAGATACTCGTCCTTCTACAATGAAAGGCCCAGTATTAGCAAAGGCAGATTTATCAAATGTTTCTCAAGATACTTGGTCAAATGTTTTCTTTGATCAAGATTTAGGATATGAATTAGAAACTACTAGAAATAAAGATGCTGATATTCCAGCAATAGATAGTTTAATACAAGATGGTCATTATCCAGAAACAAAAGCAGTAAAACGCTATGTAGATTCTAAATTTGAAGATACCGGATTCTTAACTACTGATTTAATGAATATTAAATCTTATGAACCATTATATGCAACAAATGACAAAACAATATTTACCTATGTAAATGATTACACTACTATCTTAAAAGCTGGTACAAATTTTATGCCAGATAGTGAATATTTTACAGGAATATGGTTAGCAAATGATGGTAAAGTATTATCTGTTATTGTAGACGCAGTTGATGCAAATGGCTATCCAACATTAGCAGAATCTGGACTTTCTTTTAAAAACGGTGATAAAGAAATTACTTCTGCTACTATTACTTCTGATAATAATAAAACAGTAACATATGATATTGTTAGTACTCTAGATACTGCTACAAATCTTTATACATATAAAATTACAGCGATTAATTTACCAGTAAATGCTACTGAAGGTGGATTTATAGCTGGAAAAGAATATACTGTTAATAATAGTCCATTGATTATTCCTCCTCTGACTGTAATAATCAATAGTGTTACAGAAGATACTGGAGCGATTACTTCTTATACTTACTCTCCTGAATCTGGATACACTTATTTTGATCCAATCACATTAAAAATATATTCAGCATCTAATACAGAAGCAGATTTATATTTAAGCTGTGCTTCTGAATTACCAAAAATCGGTGGTGCAGGTTTATTAAAACTCAATCTTACAAACTTGCCTGGTATGGATGATACTGATAAATTAGATGCAGAATCTAAACCATGGAGAATTAATTATAAAGATGAAATTCCTACAGTAGATGTTACTACAATTGAAGAGCAAAACACTTATAATTTAGCTACAATAGGTCAAGTGTGGGAAGCTTTACGTAAAATTTCAACACAAAGAACTGGTGAATTTGTACATACAAAGTATGATGAAACCATCAATGGTACTAAAACATTTACATCCGGTCCATATGTAAGACGCTCAGGAAACTATGGAGCTTTAAATATAGTAAATACTAATTATGATGTATTAACTATACCTACTGCCAACCAGTACCAACATATTGTTTGGAATGACAAAAATAATAAAAATATGAGCTATATTCAGCAACATGTTTCTACAGATGGTACAGTTTCACTTGCTCATGTTGCTTCTAATTATAAAGAAGATAATACCAGAGTAAATTGTGCAATTTCAGCTTATGTTAAAAAAGATGGTACAACATATACTTCTGCTCCTACACCTCCAGCCGGTGATAATAGTACAAAAATTGCAACTACAAACTGGTGTTATGATCCTGCTAAATCAACAAATCTTGTTCACAGAACAGGTAATGAAACAATCGCCGGTACAAAGACATTTTCAAGTACAATAAATGCTACAGCATTATATGCTCAATATGCCGACCTTGCAGAAAAATATAAATCTGACATCAAATATCCTATAGGTACACTTATTCAATTTGGTGGTGAAAAAGATATAACTGTAGCCACAACTGAAGTAAATGGTGTAATTTCTGAAAAACCGGCTCTTGTATTAAATAAAAATGAAAGAGGTCAAGCTGTTGCATTAGCCGGAAAGACTAAAGTAAGAGTATTAGGTAAAGTAAATAAATTTGATAAATTAATTCTTTCTAACACTCCTGGTATAGCTAGAGTTAAAAAATGGAATGACTTTGGCAAAAAAGTTATTGCTATAGCTTTAGAAACCAATCAAGATACTGATGAAAAACTAATAATGAGTGTAACAAAAATTACATTTTAAAGAAAAGCCCCTTTAATTAGGGGCCTTTTTTATAAATCGATTTTTACAGTAGCTTCTAAAGCTTTCTTTTGATTCATTTCTTCAGTTAGCTTTGATAATAACCAATCTTTATCTGCTAATTTATTAACATACTCTGCTTTTTTCTTAACTATTGCAAAATCACCAGATGTTAATTTAGATAAATGTAATTTTTCAGTAATATTTATTCCAAAGAAAAATTTAAAAGCTTTTTTAATCTGTTCTTCTGTCAAATAATCATGTTTAACTTTATATAAAATTCTACGCATAACCGCAGGATCTAAATTATCATATAAATTTGTAGTCATAATAAATGGATATGGATGAAATTCCATTGCAGTAAGAAGGGCTTCTGTTTGTGTTACTTCCCAACTTCTAAATGCACATTGTCTATCTCTTAATAATGAATCACATTCATCTAAGATTATTAATGACTTTTCAGCTTCTGCTCTTTCAAATAATCGTGTAATATTTTTTTCTGTTTCTCCTACCCACATAGAAGATAATTCAGAATAAGTTGTATTTATTACAGATAGATTTAATTCTTGTGCCAAATAGCGTCCAAAACTCGTTTTAGAGCTCCCTGGAACGCCATATAATAACAAACTGAAGTCTAACCTACCGTTTTGCTTAATTGCTTCTGTAAGAGCAATTAAATCCTCAGAGCTATTTACTAATTCTGGATTAAAAGAAAACTTATTGGTTGGCATTTTTTTAATTGCTTCCCCATAGTTTTGTCCTTTTAATACATCTTTTAAATCCATAATCATTTTATTTTTATCTAAAAATCCAGATAATTTAAAATTACGAATTATTTTTTCAACAATACCTATGGTTGGCTTGTATTGTATACAACTTGTCATAAATGTATCTTCTAATTGTATATTTTCTTTTTTTGCAATCTTATTTATAATATCTTTATAAATCTCATTTGGTATATTATCGATATTTAATACATAAGTAAAACGTCTAATAAAAGAAGATTCCATTGTACGTAACGAATTAGTAGTCCAAATTACAGGAGTAGGATTCTCTTCTAAAATAGTATTTACAAAACCTTTAGCTTGAGCAGCTAAATGTTCACGCCTAAAAAAATCTTCAGCTTCATCATATAATATCACTGCATTGTTATTTTTATTTAGTATTCTTTTAGCGACTATAAAGTTTTTAATCCTAATATCGTTACTCAAAACACTTTCATTATGTAATCTATCAACTGGTCTTAGCTCATTTTCTACAGATGTACTTACTTCATATCCTTCTGCACCTATATCATTGATTAATACGCGTGATAAGGCTGTTTTTCCGCTTCCTGGATTGCCATATAGTAAAATGTTAATACCTTTTACTTTTTTAGTTAAACTATTGCTCAAAAGCGATTTTATGTATTCATATTGCTCTATAAAAGAAAAATCTTTTTGTGTTAATGTTGTTTCTTTTAAACGAGGTAAATAAAATTCTATAAATTCTTTTTCTGAGCTATATTCTCTTAAACAACCGCTTAATACATTAGTTTGTAAGTTAATATCTAATCTACCTTTATCTTCAAAAAGAGAATTGCCATTATACTCAAATAATATTACTTTATAGTTTTCTAAAGTAGCTTTATTTAAATTTTTAATATTTATAAATTCAAGTATCTTAGAAAAAGTACTTTTGTTATATGGTAAATTGTCCTTAAAATAAGATACATTTGAATATAATAAAAATTCTGAAAATTTCATTATTTTTTCATCTGATATTTTTAATAAGTCAAAATATCTATATAGGTTCTCTGTATAAAAAGCTTTCTTTAATTTATTTGGATTTTGGGAATTTAACCAATTATAAATAATTGATAAAATTTCTTCA